GCGGTATCTTGTCTTGGCTTAAAACAAACGAAAGCACAGGCACGGGCGGTTCTGCGCCAGCCGGAACAGGCGCTGATACCCGCACCTTCGGAACCAACCGCACCTTTACCGAGGCGCTGTTAAAGTCCGTTCTCAAGTCTTGCTGGGACAACGGTGGCGATCCTGATTGCATTATGACATCAGGTTCACACAAGCAGTCCCTCAGTACTTTTACAGGCAACGCAACCCGGTTCAAGGGCGCGGAAGATAAAACCTTATCAGCCTCGATAGAAATCTATCAGTCTGACTTTGGTGATCTGGAAGTGCAGCCTAACCGCTTCATGTTTGATGTAGACAACGATTGCAACCACGTTCTTGTTTTGCAAAAGGATATGTTTGCATTAGCTAACCTTCGTGCACCACACCTCGAAGATTTAGCAAAAACTGGCGATGCCGAGAGCCGCGTTATCATACATGAGTTCTCGTTAGAGTCTCGTAATGAAGCCGCTAGCGGCGTTGTTGCAGACCTCACAGCCTAACTGGAAAGGAGACTTATCATGCGTAAGTTTCTCATTGCGTTAGCTCTGCTAGGATGTGCTGGTTCCGCGATTGCGGGCTGGAACATACGCCAGACCGATGACGGCGGAGCCGTTTGGGTCAACGGCGATGGCGCAACAGTGCCTGTAGGCGGCACATTGCAAGTTGATATTGATACGCTTGCAACGGCCTCTACAGCCTATGTTGTTAGCCAACGTGCAGGGCATATTAAGAAGATTATGGGTGTGAGCCATGACGGCGGCGAGTTGTCGAAGGTGCAAGTGTTGTTGCAATCTGCTGCAGCTAGCGATCAGTTTGCGCCTGTAACGACTGGGACGCTTTTGCAGTTTGCAAGCGCCTCTACACCTAACGTGCAGACAGTTGTGCCGGAAAACATAGGATCTACAAACTTTTATGTTAACGAAGGCCAAGTTATTGCTGTAAGCACCGATGGCGTAAGTACCACGGCAGCGCGTGGCACCTTTACAATCGTTATCGAGTAGTCTTTTTGCTGCATCATTAGCAGCGATATTTGTACCGGGGATAGCGGCGGGGGGCTTGCCCAAATGGGCCTTGCTCTCCGTTGCTGCCTTGGTCATCTGTTTTATTAAGACACCGTTAGACCGGCTCACATGGATTTGCTTGGCCTTTCTAGGCTATCTTGCATTAAGCCTTGCGTGGAGCGACGATCCGGCGGTGGGCGTGTTACACCTGCAAAAATGGATCATTCTGTTTGCCCTGTTTCAGTGGGGCCGGACAAAGCCGAACTTACACATGGCGGGCGCGGTAGCCATTACCGTGGCAATCGCAAGTATAACATTATTGCCTAAGTATGTTGGAGGGTTTGGCAATCCTAATTTTGCAACGGAGTTTGTATTAGGCTGTTTGCCGTTGGCGGTGGCGTTTACGCCGTTTATGGCAGTGCCTGTTTTTTTATATTTTTGTTTTGCTGAAACCGTTTTGCATTGGTTCGCGCTTTTCCTTTCCCTTTGCGCTTACACATTGCAACGCAAGCATTTCGTGTTTCGAGGTATAACGTACAGGCCAACAAACGCGGCCTTGTGTTTGGTTTTAGTCAGCTTCTGCGTAGCCATAAGTATCGCGCTTTCTTTTGAAAGCATAAGAGCCTCAGTGTTTGCGCGGCTTGAGTTTTTACTGCCAACACTCGCGCTCTGGTGGGAACACCCGATCTTTGGGCATGGCTTGGGTTCGTTTAATTACGAGTTCCCCCGCGTTTATGGTCTTACGCAGACTGTTTTAGATGTGCCGTTTTCGATGCCGATTAATTATTACGCGGGCGCGGCACACAACGATTTGGCGCAGCTTGGAATGGAAACGGGCCTTGTCGGGTTTGGTTTTGCTGTGTGGCTGATTGCGCGGACTGAAAAGAAAGGGCCGGAATGGTGCGCCGTTTTATTACTTTTGGCAGCTTCGCTGATTGGTTTCCCGCTACAGAACCCGGCCTCAAGCGCGGTCTTCGCGGTGTGCTTAGGTTATGTGCAGCGGCCTTGTTTGCCTTTTTGTTGGTTAGCATTTGCCAGCAAATACGCGCACATCAATATTTTTCGTTATCTAAGATCGCGCCGAATTTAGCGATTGCAGCGGTAGCAAATATCAAAGCCCATCAGTTGTTTCGCTGGGACTTTCAGATACGGCAACAGCTTTTTGTAACGCTATCAAAGGCGATGGAAAGCAAGCAATTTAAAATGAACCGAAACGCTTACGAGTTGGCGTGGAAAATATCCGCGAGCGCCAGCCCTTATTTTTTACTGATTGAAAAACACAAAAGGTCATCCGATGAAAAAGTATTTTCTAGCACTTCTGATTAGTTTAGGGGCGTGTGCCGCGCAAGCCGATACGTTCTATCCGACAACAGCTTATAACGTGACGATAGGCACGACTGCGGCAGCGTCTCAGCCTATGAACCGTAACACAGACTCTGTGCGTTTAGTGTGCACGGTAGATTGTTATGTCGCTTTGGAAAGCAGTTCTGCTGCGGCCTTTGCAGCCGTTTCAGCTTATATGCTGTTACCCGCAGACTTTCCAATTACGTTGAAATCTTTGGGTTCAACTTTTGTTTTGGTTAGCGCCGGGTCCAGCGGCATCCTTAACATTACCGAAATGTCAAAATGAGCGATCTACGCACAACCTACCGTGTCGGGCCTAGCGTTGATGCCAGTGATGATGCGGTGCAGTACACACAAGATGTGGAACCGTACCTAGAAGAAAACAAGCGTTTGCAGGGTATGGAGCAAAACGGCTTTTTTAGAAAAGTCGCGCAAATTCCAAATGTTGTCACGATGCAATGGATGACTGAAGACGGCATTTACTGGCCCAGTTTACCGAAAGACGAGCGCGGTATTTATCTGCGTCGAAAACTTAATGATCCACAATACCAATATCTTAAAACAACTGCGGGGAAAGTATAATGGCAGCGAAGCCCGGACTATATTCCAACATCCACAAAAAACGTGCACGAATCCGAAGACAAAAGGCGGCGGGCAAAAAGCCGGAACGTATGCGTAAACCCGGCACGAAGGGTGCACCAACGGCGGCGGCTTTCAGGGCTGCGGCTAAAACCGCCAAGGGCCGTAAACGGCGGCGGTAACGTCAATGCCGCGTAAAGAAAACCCGATCCGCCGCACTACCGGCAAAGGCGGCAACTATCGCAAGACATCGGCGGGTGCTGGCATGAGTCGCAAAGGGATAGCTGCCTATCGCCGTGCAAACCCTAAAAGCAAGCTACAATCTGCCGTGACCGGCAAAGTGAAGCCCGGCAGCAAGGCGGCAAAACGGCGCAAAAGTTACTGTGCACGGTCGGCGGGGCAAATGAAAAAGTTTCCGAAAGCAGCGCGTAATCCTAACTCTCGCTTGCGGCAAGCCCGCAAAAGGTGGAAATGCTAAATGGCACTTACAAATTATGGTGAGCTAAAGACCGCAGTAGCCAATTGGCTGGACCGCGATGACCTTACCGCAAAGATACCGGATTTTATCGGGCTGGCAGAGGACCGTATCGGAACGGATGAGCGTATCCGTATCCGGCCTATGGAAACGGCTGCAGATATAACCATAGACGCTCAGACCGAAAGCTTGCCCACAGGGTTTTTGCGAAGCCGCCGCATTTTTATCAGCGGCAATGCGCGTGAACACGCTCTGGAATATATGTCACCTACGAACTTTTACGACAGCCACGGCGGCAGTGAGACAGGCCGTCCATTGTTTTTTACGGTAGAGGGTGACAACTATGTTTTCGGCCCAACGCCCGATACAACCTACACCGGCAAGCAGCTTTTTTATAAAAAGTTTACAGCGCTTGCAAGCGACAGCGATACAAATTGGATACTGCAAAACGCACGGGGTTTGCTGTTATATGGCGCATTAATGGAAGCTGCTATTTACTTGGAAGATGATGCATCGTTGAGTAAGTGGGCTACGTTGTATGATCAGACCGCTGATGCGGTTATGAGTTCTGACAGAAAAGACAGGTTCCCGGCTGGGCCGCTTGTGTCACGTTCTGGATTAATAGCGGTATGATACCTTTATCGCGCCGCATACCACGGCAGACCCAAAGCAAAGCGTTACGGCTTGCCGAGCTACCTTTTGGCGAATGGTTGCCCGACTTGGCCGGTTGCCTAGAGGCGCTGAACGTCTTACCCGCAATCGACGGCTACAAGCCTCTGCCTGACATAACAAGCGTGAGCGATGCGCTTGATGCACGTTGCCAAGGTGCGGCTGCGGCACAGGATGCGGCGGGCAATGTGGATGTGTTTGCTGGTGATGCTACTAAGTTGTATTTGCTAAAAGCGCAGACCTTTTCTGATGCTAGCAAGGCGGGCGGCTACACAACTCCAGTTGACGGACAATGGGAGTTTGCATTATTCGGCGACAAGTTTATTGCAACTAATTTTACCGATCCTATACAAGCTATTACCTTAAGCGGTTCAACTTTTGCAGACCTTATAACCAGCTCCTTAAAACCTAAAGCCAAGCACTTGGCAGTTGTGCGTGACCATTTGGTACTCGGTAATACAAACGATGGCACAGATGGCCATAAGCCAAACCGTGTGTTTTTCTCGGCAATAAACGATGCCACAGACTTCGACCCAAGCGCAACGACACTGGCAGACTTTCAAGATATACCGGACGGCGGTGCTATTGAAAAAGTGGTAGGCGGTGTGGAGTATGGCTTGATATTTCAAGAGCGCAGCATCAGCCGTATGACGTTTGTCGGGTCGCCTTTAGTATTTCGGTTTGACAAGATAGACAGGCGCAGAGGCACGCCCATACCGGGGTCTGTTGTGGAACATGGACGCATGGTCTTCTTCATTTCTGAAGAGGGCTTTTTCTACAATGACGGCACGCGCTCTGTGCCTATTGGACAGAACAAAGTGGACCAAACCTTTTGGAACCAGTTTGACATAGCCAATAAAAGCCGCGTCACAAGCGCAATAGATCCAATCAATAAGGTATGTGTGTGGGCCTTTCCCGGCACAGGCAACAGCAACGGCACACCGAACAAGTTGTTTTTTTACGACTATATGAACGGACGCTGGAGCCAAGGGGAGATTGATACCGACATTGTACTACGCACTCTCAACCAAGGCTTTACGCTGGATCAATTGGACACCTTTGGCAACTTGGATGCGCTTGCCTACAGCTTAGACAGTCGTGCTTGGACAGGTGGCGAGTTCAAGCTTGGTGCGTTTGACACTTCGCATCGACTGAACTTTTTTTCAGGCAGCAACTTGGCGGCAACCTTGGAAACCAGTGAACGCGATCTGGAAACGCGAAGCAAGCTGCGTGGTATTTACCCTATCGTAGATGGTGGAACGGTAACGGCATCGGTTGCAAGCCGTGCACGAATCATGGACAGCGTTGCAAGTTTTCCAACAGCTGTGGCGGTCAACTCTACCAACGGCATGACGCCGTTTATATCGGAAGGGCGATATCATAAGGCGCAAGTAAAGGTTGCGGCGGGCGGCACTTGGACACGGGC